TTTCGCAGGCGAGGCAATCGGCGTAGGTGTCGTCCGGCGTGACGTTGGGCGCGAGCATCGACCGGCACGACGAGACGACGTAGCACTCCTCGGCGATGCGCAGGTACGTCCCCTGCGTGCCGGGCGGCATCCGCAGGTCGGGCTGGAGGTCGCCGCTGGCCGGCCCGCCGCTGCTGTCGCCCGGCGGGTTGCAGCGCTTGAGCAGGTACGACAGCGGGTTCGGGGTCGTTAGGTCGCACTCTCCGGGCGGATCGGGGTCGGGGTCGGGGTCGGGATTGCCGCCCGGCGGGACCGGCGGTGGGAGCTTTGGCGGCCGGGGCGTGGGAGTGCCGCCCGGCGGCGGGTACGGCGTGGGCGGGCTGTAGTCGGGTTCTTCGCCGAGCAGACAGGCCGGGTACGTCGGACAGCCGCACGGTTCGACGGTCTGGTCCTTGGCGGGCGTCACGCTGCTGCAGCCGTCGTCGGCGGTGAGTGTGACGCTGACGTTTTCGTAGAACCACATGCGCACCGGCTCCGAGTCGCCAGGCGCGAGGTTCGTCCAGTCGTCGCCGCTGATGATGACCGGCCCGCTGATGTCGGCGCAGGGGACGAAGGCGTGGCAGATGCCCAGGCCGCCGCTGCCGCGTTGTGGCTCGCTGGTGTTGGCGATCGCGCCCACCATGAGCCAGATGCCCAGGCCCGCGGGCGTGACGGTCACCTGTACGACCAGCCCGTTGAAACAATCGTGCCGCCAGGGGAAGTCAGGAGCGCCGTTGTCCAAGTTGTCCGGCTGGCCATAAAGCGTCTGCACGCACTCGTGGGTGCCGTGCCATCGCTTAACGTAGATGCCGTCTTCGGGCAGGACGAACCAATGCCAGTACCGCCGCTCAAAAACGGTCGGGCCGGGGGGCGGGTCGAGGATTAGGCCGGTGGTGAGATCACGCGGCCGCAGGCAGTAGGTGCCGTCGATCGTCGCCTGGATAGTCTCGACGCTTGTGGCCGTCATGCCAGCCGTGCCGACGCCGACGAGGCCGCTAAAGGTGCATCCCTCGACGGCCGTAGACCCGCTGACTTCGACGCGGACGTACGCCGGCGGGTTCGTGACGAGCGCTTCGCCGATGAGTTTTTCGAGCGGGTCGCACGTGCTGCTCGGGTCGTCGCAGCACTCACAATCCTCGCCCGTGACGATGCCTTGTGCACCGACGATCGGCAGGCCGTCTCGGGTACGCCAGGCCATTACACGCCCCCCTCATCGCATTCGGGACCGAACACTGGCGTCTCCGGGGCGGTAGTCAGCAGGTAGGCGCCGTTGGAGTAGACGACGTGGCCGATCGACCCGTTGGGCGCGGCATTGGCTTTGAGCGGATACCAGCGCTGCACGGGCACCTCCGTGGCCAGCGGGACAGTTCCGCCGACCAGCGTGATGGTGTAGGTCCACGACGCAGAGCTGGCAGCCGAGCCGGCGGTACCGCCGTCCATCTGCAAGACGACGTCCTCTCCGCTCGCGCCCCGCGCCAGCAAGAGGACGAAGATCTGGCCATCGCTCTGCAGGCGATGGAAGACGCCAGGGTAGGGCTTGCCGGAGACGAGGCCGTGCACGGCGGTGCCAAGCTCCGGGGGATAGAACCCGACGTAGGTGAAGCCCGTTGACGTCGTGCGCACCGTGCCGAGGTCGGCAGCAGCAAGGTCAGTGCTCGGCGAGAGGTCTGTGGTGGGCGGCGCGAGCATCTGGAGTTTGTACTTGCCACCGCCGGTCAACGGTTCCACGACATTGAACACCGCGAACGCTTCGGAGGGCGGGGGCCGGCTATCCGTGTCCACCTGGTTCGACCGCAGCCCGCTTTCCACGGCGCGCACCGTGCTGGCAATGCGGCGTCCGTCCTCTCGGTTGAAGCTGATTGATTCGTCCGCCATCAGGCTACTGCCGTCCAGGTGAAGACCGAGAAGTCTTTGGCGTAATAGGGCGAAAATTCCTTGTCGGTGGGCACCGACGTTGCCGTTGGCAACGCCGCGCCGTTCGCGTCCAGTGGGTAAGGGCTCGACACCCGCGCCGGCGGCTCGCCGGCGAGAATGTATTTCCAGTTCCGAAAGCCGGAGGCGTCGAACTCCTGATACCCGCGGTTGGGGACAAGCATCTTGTCCCAGCCCGCCGGGTTGATTGCCATCTGCCAGTCCCACCGCTGGAAGGTGACACCGTTCTCGGTTTGCATGGTGAAAGACATGCCCGTCATCAGCAACACCTTGGCGCCGTACGCCTTCCCGCGAATCGTCAACGCGTCCGCGTTGTAGGAGCACGCCGGATACAGGTAGCCCGCCCATGTCTCGATCGCGGTTGAGGTCGCGCGGTTGCCGCTGACCCGGAGCTTTAGCATTCCCGACAGGCGCTGAGGGGGCGGGTCGAACTTCTGCCCGGCGGAATTAACGACGTACGCGCCGGCGGCGTCTTTATCGAACGCCTTAGATTCGGCCGCGAAGTCGCCGCCGACCTCGTCCTTGCGCGTCAGCGGTGATGTCGTCCAGTCGCCGCCGGTGGAGGTTTCGTAATCGGCGTAAACGAGGAGCTCGCTGCCAGTCTCATCGAGCGTGGCGATCGCCTTGCCCCTGCAAAGCCGCGGGTCGCCCCCCTTCAGCGGCTCATTGATCGCCGGGAAGGACGGGTTCGCAACGATCGAGTCGATGTCCTCCATCGACGTTACTCGATCGACGAACACGATCCGCCAGATGCGTTGGAACTTGCTTGGGTCGGTCGAGCCGTAGTCGGCGCGACCGCGAAGAACGGTCAGCTCAGCCAGAAATAAAACCGCTGGCAACGCCATCGCTTAAATCCTCACCGGCTGGGGCGGTCGGAACGCTTGGGTAACTTTGGCCGCGTGCGCCTCTAGGAGCACGCGTACCTCGCCGAGCAGGCTGCGTTTAACTTCCGCGCCGATGCCCTTGGCAAGGTCTTGATCACCTGCCGCTGAGCGGCCGGCGTTGGCCCCGTCAGTCCCTGCCGCCGGTTGTCTGGCGTCCGGGCGTGTCGGCGGGCTCACGGCGTTAGAGGGCAACGGCGAGGGCATACGGTTGGCCAGCAGGCGGGCGAAGGACTGCCCGACGATGTCGGCGAAGCCGCGGAGCGCGACGGGCGTCTCGACGGGTCGCGCGGCACGGTCACGGATCGCAGCGAACCGAGCGTCCGCATCGGCCACGGTCGGGTCAGCACCGCCGGGCGACGGGCGGCTGTTGGCGTCGAGGTCGAGCATGCTCCTCAACCGGGAACGCCGCGTGATCTCGGCAGCCGTCAGGGTGCCACCCGTCGCCTCGCGCAGGTCCAGTTCGGCCAGGCGTCTCTCGCTGATTGAGCGAGCCTCGCGCAGCCGTCGTCGCGCCTCGCCGGCAGGGTCGGCCGGATCGGCCGCCGCGGGGGCCGCTGCGGACCCGCTCGCGTTGCCGCGTCCGGCCTGCTGCAGCTTCAACCGCCGCTCGGCCTCGTACTGCGCGAACATCGTCATGCGTAGCTCGCGGTCCTTGACCGTTGTGAGCTTGGCATCCCACATCGCATCGAAACGCAGGAGTTCGGCATCGAAAATTTTGCCGCGCAGCTCGAGCCCAGCCGCGGCCGTCGCGGCCATCGCTTCGTTGATCGTCGCGGCCCGCCGCGCTTTAGTCTCTTGTTCTCGCCCCGCCTGGTCGGCCTCCAACGCTGCTAGCTTGATGGCGTAGGCAAGCGTTAGTCCCATCATCTCTTGGCCGTTGGTCATCTTGGCTCGCTGCTCGACGAGCCAGCGATCGAGACGGGCACGCTCAAGGAGGTCGATCTTTTTGTCCACGCCGATGGCGCCGGCCCGGTTCGCGGCGTCGATCTCTGCCTGGAGTCGCGCCCGATCTGCATCGGACGCGATCTCGCTGACCGTAAGCGATGAAGTCCGCCGCTCTCTCGTGGCCCCGCCTGTACCCGTCCCACCAACACTTGGAGGAGTCGCGCCGGCCAGGCCGGCCGTGGCCTCCTCCCGCGCGGATTTGAGCTTCTCCGCCTCAGCCAGCCGCGTCCTTGCCACCTCCTTTTCAGCCTTGTCAACCTTGCGGAGCTGGTCAACTGTGGCAGCAGCGCCGTTGTAGGCCAGGCGTGTCGCTTCGGCGTTGGTGGCGAGCCGCTGTTTATTTTCATCCGACACGAAGGGTGTCACGCTGACCGCGACGTTGAGTCGGTTCTGCAGTTCGCGGATGCGTTCCGCCAGCGCCACGACCTCGGCGGTGCGTTTCTTGACACGCTCGAATTCAGACGCGTCGATTGGATCGCCCTTCGCGGATCGCGCGATGAGCTGGTCGAGCGAAGCGGCCTCTCGGGCAATTAGCTCGCGCTTCTCGTCAATCTCACTTGCCCACTTATCCACTTCCGCCCGAAGCGCAGAGTCGTTTGACTGTAAAACTACACGGAAGCTGCCGACGTTTCCGATCGTCTCACCTCCCGTGTTAATTGTGTCCATCGCCGATCGCCAGAGCGACGCGATTTGGCCCACGCCTTCTTTGTTCGCATTAATGCGGGCTACCAGTTGGTCGTCGCGGGCGCCAGCATAAGGAGAGCCCGCCGCCCGGTATCGATCGACCAGCCCAAGCATCGCCAGAACGCTCTCTGCCCACGCAGCGACGTCCTTGAGGTAAGGCAGCGCTTCCCGGAAGGCGCTCGCCAGTGCTACAGCCAAATCGACCACTGCGGGCTTTAACCTTTCGACTCCGCCTGTGATCTCGCGAAGGAGGTCCTTCCCATCCGACCCCTTAATCAATGCTTTGCCGACTTCCCGTTCAACCTCCCCCACGGCGTCTTGCAGAGTCGAGAACAGTCCGGTCGCACTGGCGCTCTGCCTGGCCATCATGCCGAAGAACAGACCGCCTTCGCCTGTCATCGATGCGATCGCCTTTTCGAGTTCGGCGAAACCAAATCGCCCCTTCTCGACGAACCCGCGCACCTCGTCCTGGCCGACCTTCCACTGCTTCGCGAGTTCCTTGATGATCGGGATGCCGCGGCCGGTTAGCTGGTTGAGGTCCTCGGCCTGCAGGCGGCCCTGGGTGAACGCCTTGCCGTAGATGTCGGCCAGGTCGTTGAGCGGGATCTGCAGCGCCGAAGACACGTCGCCGAGTTGGCGGATGCGGGGGATGATCTGGTCGGCCGCGAAGCCGTACGACAAGAGCTTGCGGGCCGCGCCCGTAAGTTCCGGCAGTTCGAACGGCGTCGCCGCGGCGAAGTCGGCGATCTCCTTGAGCAGCTTCTTGGCTTTGTCGGCCGAGCCGAGCATCACTTCGAACGAAATGCCCGTCTGCTCGTAGGCGGCGGCGGCCTTAAGACTGTCGGTGATGAACCCGCCGAGCGAGCCGGTGATCGAGCGAAGGCCGCCCGTAATCGCGCTAGCACCCATATTGCCCAGCGTGCTACCGAGCGTGCTGGCCGCGACCTCCGCCAGATTGAAGCCACGCCGCATCTCGCCAGTACCGCGAGCGACGCGGGCCTCCCCGCGCTCGTAGTCGAGCGTGTTGAGGGTGAGCTTCCCGGCGATCGTGCCCGCGTCAAATGACATTCGTTCTCCAACTACCTGCCGAGGCTACGCATCAATGACGAGATCCCAGGCGCGTGGTGCCCGCCGAACTTGCTGACGACCGGCTCGACGTTTTGAGCCGCCACCGGCGCTTCCCCCGACGCCCGCTTGGCGTCCTCGATCGCGCGAGCGAGGAAGTTCATGGCAAACCGCCACGGCAATTTCAAGACGTCGCCGGGCCGCATGGAGGGCATCCTTTCACAGAGGCGCAGGATCAGGTCGATGAGGAAGTCGAGGGCGCCATCGCCGCTGCGATTTGCTCCCGCATCGCCTCCATCACCCGCGCCAACCGTTTTCCCAGGTTGTGGCCCTCCTTGGCGTATAGCGTTAGAGCTGAAAGAAGGGACGCCATCTCCAAATCGACCAGCTCGGCTCCGCGATCGGCCGCGCCCAGGGAACGGACCAAGACCTGCGCGACGCTTCCCCGATCCCTTTGCAGGACTGCGGCGCACAAAGCTTGCACCGAATCGTCCGCCGCCACGGCGTCGCCGATGTACTCTTTCGCGGCAGCCACAGCGGCAGAGCGTTCGGCGTATGCAGCGGCGGTCGCGTCCAGGAGCGGCATCGTTGGGCCGAAGACCGAGCGATAGAATCCGTCGACCTCGTCGTTGCTGAGCCCTTCGATGCTGGCCAACATCACCACATCGGCAACGGTGAGCTCGCGGGCTTTATACGTGTGCCCGCGGATCACCACCTCCAGCGGGCCGGGCGTCACTTTCGCCAAGATTGTGTCCAAATCGATTTGCATTCGAGGTCCTCACGAAGCGCGTTCGACAGCCTCGTACCGCGGCGGCATCGGCCCGCCGCGGTACTTGGATCACCTATTCCGGGATTGGTCCGATGTAGCCGTAGACCATGACGCGCGGCGTAGCTACGAGCTGCGCCTGGTCCGGGTACGGCATGAACTCGATCGGCACGTTGGCGAACTCCGAACCCGCGCCGGATTTCGGGAGCGTGACGATCGGGTACGCCTTGAGGAGGTTGATGTCCTCGGTCAGGTCGTCGCCGGCGTCCTCGGGGTGGAGGTTGAGGATTTTGGCGCGAGCGTAGCAGGAGTCGTATTGCGTGGCCGGCACGAGAGGGATGGAACCAGTCGCCGCAGCCCAGGGGATTGCCTCCCGCAGCACCGGGAGCTTGCACTGCTCCAGTACGGCCTTAATCGTGCCCTCCATGCCCACAATGAGGTGATCCACGATCACTTCGCCGATCTCGCCGATCTTCTTTTCGACCGTCTTGATTTTTAGCCCCGAGGGGTCGACGTCCTGAACCCAACCGAGCGTCGCGCCGTCCCACGTGAGGGCGTACTTCCGAATCACCTTCTGTGCGATCGTCTTGGTCGCTGCCATGTCTGTTCTCCTTGCGGCCCTAAAGGGCGCGGTAAATGCACTCGAAGTTAAAAACCACTTCCGCCCGCCGCTGCCCGTCACGGCCGACGAGGCCAGGCGGGCGAAGGTTGGCGATCCCGAAGATGAAGAAGCTCGGGAGGGCCTCGTTGCGCACGAGCGTCGCGGCATCGTCGCCCACTCGTTGCTGCAGCAGTTTGTCGTGCAGCAGTTGCGCCCGCGCCATCGCCTCAATGGTCACCGGCCCGACCGTCTTCACCTGCAGGGCGACCGTGCGCACCGGCGTCGATGGCAGCGGTGCCCCGCCGTACTGCGTGAGCACGCTATAGAGCGGCGAGTGCTGAGGCGTCGCTGCACTCTCTTCGATCGCGTGCGTAAAGAGGTCGAAGGGCGCGGACGACCGAAGGCCCGCCCGCGGCACTAGCCAGTCGGCCAGTTCGTTTACAAGATCAGCCACCGACCGCTCCCTTCATCGCGTCGGCGACGTAGGGGCCAAACTTCTCGGTGTTCTCCCGGATTGGTTGCTCCAGGTACTTCGCCTGGGCTTTGGGGTTCACGCGGCCTTCGTACTCGTGATTGGCATCAAGCCGCTCGTGAACGGCTGCGCCGTAGTCGGCGTTGTAGCCGAATTCCACTTCGACGCCCCGGCCGTCAACCTTCACCTCGCCGACCGTCCCGCTGTCGCGAAGGGCGCCGCTCGTGCCGAGGTATTGCGGGTGAGCCGGGTCGGTGGGCGAGACGGGCACAAGCTCCTTGCTCTCACTCATCACGTGCTCGGCGAATTCGCCCGTTGCTTGCGCGGCGGCCTCCATCTGCGCCGCTTTTGCGGCGCGCAGGCGCGAGAGGAATTGAGACGTATCGAAGCTCATGCGTTCTTCACCGCCAGCTCGATGTGTGACTGTGTGCCGTGGACCCGATCGACCCGGTGAAGCACTTCGACGGTTTCCGGCGCAGCGGCCCCGGCGAGTTGATAGACGATTCTGCTCCCAACCACTGGCACCGGCGTGACGTCGTCCATGACGTAAATCACTCCGGTCATCCCGACGACCTTGTTGGCCAGGGAGACGAGTTGTGACCGTGTCGGCTCATCGACGCAGCACTGCGTCCCGGCGGCGTAGCTCAACGTCGTGCCGCCAGTGCGGCCGGCGCGTGCGTCGGGCACGCTTGGCGTGGTGTGGCTGATGAGCGTGGCGTTGGTGATCACTTGATGTCTCCTGATCGCAAGCGGTACTTGTCGAGCAGCGCCGCGGCATCGGCGATGAGCACGGGGCGGCCTGCGGCGGTGGTCGGGCCCACGCGGGCGTAGCTCTCGCTCAGGCTGCCCGTGGATTGCGCGGTCAGGCCGTCGGCGATCTGCTGTAGGCGGGCTTGGCGGGCGGTGTCGAGCAGGGCGTTGGCCTCGTACAGCACGGCGAGTTGGACCGTCTGGGGGACGACTGCCGTACCCGCCGCCGCGTCCCAGTCCCAGACGCGGAAGTCGTTGTAGGGAACCCGCGGGAACTCTAGTGCCTGGTCGGCGACATACCGCCGGCCTTGCCACCGCGACGAGGCATCAACGCGTAACGTCGCCGCCGCCAGCGCCTGCTCGCGCAACGCCGACGACGCCGCGGCGTATCGCGGCAACGGCGGGAGCAACGCGGCGAGGGCGTCGGCGGCGGCGAGGGTGAGGTAGCTGGCTAACGGCATGGTGGTCTCACAGTGCTACGCGGACGGTGACAGTCCCCGCGCCGGCGGGGTTTTGGAGCTTGGCCCGGACGATGATCGATGCGAAACGCCGCCGGAGTGCGTTGAGGTCGATCCCGGGGCTGCGCTTCTCGCCGGCGACAAACGCCGGGTGCGGCGCGTCTGGCCCGGCGCCGTACAACTCCTCTTCCACGCCGTCAGCGGTGGGCAGGCCGACGACGGTGACGATCACGTCGCCGGTGTTGGCGCCGCCGGCCTTGATCGTGAGGTTGATGTAGTCGGCCAGCTTGTTCGGCGCGATCGTCAGTACGTCCGTCAATGCGTTGGTGAGGACGACGGGCGCGTTGGTGGCGAACGATTCGATCATGTCGTCTCCTGCAGAGATGGCGGTGCCGGGCGTGCCAAGATTCGAGACGCCCGCCAGGACGGCGGACGGCGGCGCGACGAGCGGCGAGTCGGGTTGATACATCGGGCCGATTTTTAGATTGGCATTGTTGCCCGCCCACGCGAAGCGGATCCCTCCGCTGACGGTGAGCAATCCCACACCGGCACTCTGATTGATGTAGACGTTGTGAAGGTAGAGGTCGCCCTGGATGTGGCCGGTGACAGGGGCGAACTCATAGATCGTGTCGATGACCACCTTCGGTGCGGTAATGTTGATGACGCCTTCCGCCTGGCTCAACCGAACTGGCCCGCCGAACGTGGCCGTCAACCCGCCGGTCGTGTCGGGAGCGTTGATCGCGGCCGGCGAGGTGGTGGTGATGACGCATCCGTTGTTCATCGCCGATCCGCTAATGCTCAATGCAGAGATCGTGCAACCTTCGGCCTGGTTAAATGACACGGGGCCGCCGGCAGTGATCGAGCACGAGTAGAGGTTGTCGACGATCGAAACGTTGCCGCCGGCGGTGATCGTCGCGCCGGTGCTGTCGCCGCCGGTGCAAGTGAAATTGCCGCTACAGGTGATCGAGCAAGCCCCGAGACCAACTCCGATCTCGAAGTGCTGAACGGAGATGCTGCCCGACGTCGGCGGGTCAACTTCAAAAGCCGCCGACACTTGATCGTTGATTCCGGGGACCGCGTTCATCGGCTCACCCTCAAAGTCGAGCCAGTTGTCTGGATCGTTGAGGTTGCCACCGAAGTTGCCCTGCCAATAAAACACAGCCATCGTCGTCTCCGATCAGGCGAGCTTGCGGACGGCGTTGACCTTGTCGACGACGGCGACGATCGCGCCGAAGGCCGCGTCGATGTCAGGTTGCAGATGCTTGAGGTCGCCAGGGAGGCTGCTCAGATTAATCGTTGCGGCGCCCCCGCTGGTAGCGGCCGTCCATGCTCCTTTTTCGTTCACGTTCGCGCCACCCATTACCAGCTGCACCGTGCTTGAGAGCTTGCCGTCTGACACGGATGTCGAAATCTGGATTTGGGCGGCATACGCAGCGTTTACCGTGATCGTCTGGGGCTTTTGGGATTCCAAGGGCATGGCAATTCTCCTTCTATTGGCTAGCCAGTTTTCTCAGCGACCGTTGAGGCGCAGCCGGCCGCTGAACCTGGCGAGTTCAACGCCTTGCGTGTCGAGGGCGATGGCCACGACGTCCATCGGGACCGCCCACTCGCCGTCAACCCGCGTGTCGAGCCCGAGGGGCGTCCAGCCGTTGGCGGCGGTGCCGACGTACGCGACGCCTTTGGCGCTGCGCGTCTTGCCGGCGATCGCGTACGGCAGCGTCGCCGTGCCGGCCGGCACTCCACTGGCCTGGAATGTCCTGTGCTTGCCGCCCTCCACCTTGACCCCGCCGGCTACCGTCATCGCCGCGGGCGATGGCTTAGGGGGCTTGCTCGACGGCACGTTGCCGCCGCGGCCGCGTAGCTCGACGAAGAGGGCAAGGTGCTCGGTCGGCGAGCCGTCGGCCTTGAACAGGTACGCCCGCCACTTGGACTGCGCGTGCTCGCGGTCAATGAAGTAGGCGAGGGCGACGACGTTGCGCTTGCCGAGCTCGGGCGGGAGCTTACGCATCTCCGCCTCGAAGTTGGGCGGCAGCGCGCCGAACGCGCCGAGGCACCATTCGGTGATGAAGATCGGCAGCTCGACGCCGAACTCCGCGGCGATGCGGATCAGGGCGTCGAGGTATTTCAGGTGGCCGGCGGCGGTCAACTGGTACGGGTGGATGGACAGGTAGTCGCACAGGTCCGCGGCGCCGCGGCGGAAGAACCGGCGCAGCCAGTTTTCGTAACCGAGGATCTGCGAGCCATCGACGTTCGTGCCGTCGGCCTTGATCGACACCGGCGTGAGTACGATCTTCCAGCCGGCGGCGCGGAAGGCCGTGGCGATGGGCGCGAACACGTGGTCGAAGAAGTCGTCGGGCGTCCACTGCTTCGCGAGCTTATTGCCGTGCTTGTCCTTCTGGACCTTGCCGGCCTTGTCGAGGATGAGCTCGGGGCCGTATTCGGTGCCGGTGGGCTCGTTGCCCACGATGACGATCTTGTCGCCGTCGGGCATGTGCGGCGCGAGCGTGTCGATCACGTCCTGCGCGGCTGATGCGGACTCGGCGGCCGTCGGCTTGTATCCCGTGCTCGGCACGAGGCGGAACACGCACGCGACCTTGAGCCGTTTGCATAGCTGTACGACAGGCAAGGCATCGAGCGCGCCGTTGCCGCCCTTGCCGGCTCGCCAGTAGCCGATCCACAGCACGAGCCCCTCGGCGCCGCTGGCGGCAAGCTCAACCTCAAGCAGCTTCACGTCGCGCGAGTCGGTGCAAAGGTGGTAACGCATGGGCTGGTTCACTTCCGGGGGCCAGGCGCCGAAGCGCTGATCGTTGAACGTGTAGTAACTGTCGGGAGTGGTCGGCGTCGGGGGCGGGGTGAGCAGTTCCGTGCCGAGGAACGTCATCACCGGCGGGACACGACCGGGGAAGGGACAGTACTGCAGCGCCATCCGCCCGCCGCGGACGAGGATCTTGTAGTTGCGGTCGGGGAGGCCGGCGTTGTACCAAAGGCCGTCCGGGATCATGCAGTTCGTCAGCCCGACGTACTCGGTGTAGTCGCTGCCCGGCTGGCCGTCACCGCGGGGGCCGACGTGCCAGCGACCACGGTCTCCTTGCCAGGGCTTGCCGTCGACGTCGTCGACGACGAGATCGGTATTGTCGATCTCATGCCACAGCCCGTGAAGCCGAACCGCGTCGAGCTTGCCGCCGTAGCTCACGCCCGGCCGCTGCGCCACGCGCAGCTTGCGGGCACGGAGCTTCGTTCGATCCATCACCCGCACGGCCGTCTGGTGTTCGCTGCCTTCTTCGACCCACATCCCGTCCGGGATCTCGACGTCGCTGTCGCCGTCGGCCCACAGCACATAGTCGATCGCTCGGCGGACGCGCGCGTTGCGGCCGACGCGAAGTTTGCCGCCGCCCGCTTCGAGCTTCGCGAGCGCGAAGATCGTCTCGGTGCTGCGGAAGTCGTCGGGGATCGCGCCCGAGCGGCCGCCCTGCAGGCGAAGGAATGGTTGGGTAGAGAGGGTCATGTCTGGCGTTGCGGTCGTTGTCGCGGGGCGCGTCGCTTACTTCGTCTTGCTGTCGCGGGTGTCGACCACCTCGAAGCCGCTGTTCTTCAGGCCGTCGGCTAGGATCGGGTCGTCAGTAAAGGCGATCGTCCCCTCGTCGTTGTCGGTGATGAGCTCCGGGTGACGCGGCAGGTCGCCCTTCTTCTTGATTTCGAATCGCTTCGGCTTGAGGGCTTGCTTCGCCGCTTGCTTCGCCGTGGCGGCCGGGCCAGATTGCCCGGCCGCCGCCTCTTGCGCAGCCGCGGGGGTAGCGTGTTTAGCGTCGTTGGATTTGCTGTTCACGGGTCGGTCTCCAGTAAAGGTCTAAAAGCCGCTCGATCGCCTTTCGACAAGCGAGCGGCGGGATTACTTGCCAGCCGCCTCGGTTTCCTTCGACGGCTTGGTCGGGTCGGGTTCGACGGTGTAGCCGAGCTGCTGGAGCTCGCGGGCGACGGTGCGGTTCTCGGTCTTGCCGACGCCGTCGATGATCGCGATGCCTTCGCGGATGCCGGTGTAGCCGACGTTGGGGGTCTTGATGGTGTAGAGCATTGTCATTGCCTCTGTTCGAACTGTGTTGATCTCGGACATTGATCTCGGACGTCGATCCAGGGCGCCTTGGGGGCCAAGGCCCGCGGACGCCTTTACGCCGCCAGCACACCCTTGAGCCGCGCGGCGGCTTCGGGGTGGAACTGGGCGATGCCAAGGTTGGCGTCCAGCACGCTGTAGTGCTGCGTGCCGCGCAGGCCCTGGTAGCTCACGTTCATGAACTCGCTGCCGATCAGGCCCTGTACGTCTTCGTCGTCGGTCATGCGTCCGAAGCGCACGCAGTAGATCGAGGACGTGACGGTCGATGAGCCTTGGGTCTCGTCGAATCCGAGGATGGCATTGTTCGTCTGGCCCTCCTCGATCTCGATGATCGGAACGCCGCCGTAACTGCCGGCGGCGCCGCCGAGCTCGGCGATCGTGACGTTCGTGCCGGCGGCGACCTGCAGCTGCTTGATGCGCAGCCGGTTCTTGCGGTTCATCAGCAGCGTCTTGCCGCTGTCGTTGCCGCGCACGGCCGCGACGAGGTCGTCGATCATTGTCAGCGTCACCGCGGCGCCATTAGTGCCGGCGCTGATGACCTGGTTGCCGGTGAGCCGCACGTTCAGCCCGTCGAACTGCGTGGCGGTGCCGGCGATGTCGCCGTCGAAGAACAGCTGGTCGAAGAACAGTCCCGCCGAGCGGCTCATGCCCTCGGCCTCGCGGCGCAGGGTCTCGCCACCTTTCTTGTTCCAGATCTGGTTGTCGACCTTGATCATGCCGCCCATGATCGCCAGCGGCTCGCTGACACGGACGGGCGTGCCATTGGTCTCGGTGTACTCACCGCCGATGGCGCGCGTGGTGACGGTCGGCAGGGCGGTCCGCTTGGTCCACTCGTACTTGAAGTCGTCGGTCGGGATGAAGTGCATCAGCGGAAGCACCTTCGAGCTGTTGTCGATGATCTCGATCAGCCCTTCGCGGAGCGGGGCGTTGAACTGCGCCCGGAATTCAGTGAGCGTGATGGCCATTGTCGTTTCTCGCTTTCATTGCCGCGGTCGGCGGCGGTTCGCGTGTGACGTTCGGTCAGTGGTCGAGGTTTTACTTCGCGGCACCAGCCAGCATCTGGTCAACGCCGAGCTGCACCTTTTGCGACGCATTGAGCTTCGAGTAGTCCACCGGCTGGCGGGCCGGCGGCGTGCCGCCGTCGCTGGCAGTGCCCGGCGCCTTCGCCTTCGGCGTGGCCTTGGCCGCGAGCGTCTCGGCCGCCACGGTCAGTGCGGCGACGTCGTCGGTGGCGGGAAGGAACGCACCGAGGTCCGCGTCATTGCCGAGCTTGTCGGCGATGACCTTGTCACGGGCGGCTTTCGTGGCCGCCTGCTTCGCCGCCGCCTCCTGGTCGGCCTTGCGATGCGCCGCGAGCGTGTCGGCCACGATCTTCGCCACCGCGTCGGCCGTCACCGGCTCGGGCTTTTTGTCCTTCGTCTCCGCCTCGGCCTTCGCCGGCGGCAGCGCCGCGAAGGTGTCGGCGAGGATCTTCTGGTCGCCCTTCACCGCGGCGAGCGCTTCGGTGACCGGCTTGAGCGCAGCGGTGATGGCGGCGTTGATCGTCTCGATCGTGAGCGTGCCGCCCGTCGCGGGCGGCGTATTCGTCGCATTGGCGTCTGCCATTGCAATCTCCTGCCGCTAAGCGGCGTCGGCCTCGGGCGCGGGGTTGTCGCCTTCGGGGGGTAATGCCGCCGGCTCGCCCAACAACACGTCGGGCGTAGCGGCGGCGGTTTCGGTCTTAAGTTCGTCGAGCTCGTCTTCGATCGCGGCGTCGTCGAGGCCGAGCATCCGCAACGCCCGCCGCAGGCTGACCGCCCCGGCGCTGCGCAGCGTGGCGATGATCTCGGCGGTGTCGTGCTCGTCCTCGGGCAGGCCGTCGCGGATCTCCACGCCGACGGCGTCGTCGGCGATCGGCCGGCCGAGCTCGCAGCAAGCCGCCAGGGCCATGACCCGCTGCAGGGCCGGCTGCCAGTACGCGGTGCGGCGCTCGATCTTGGCCAGGGGGCTGCTAGCGCTGAGCCGCATCTTGCGCCCGCTCTCGGCGGTCGCGTCGTTCTTGATCCCCAGCAGCTCGGGCGTCCACTCGCACGACACGCACAGCGATGCGACCGCAAAGTCGCGGTCGGTCATCGCCGCTTGCGGGTTGCCGGCCATTTCGATGTACTCGGGCTTCGCGTCCTTCGTATCGCCAAAAAAGGCTTCGGCGCTGGCGCGTACGTTGCCGTCGCCGTCGACGCTGCCCGTCGGGAAAAACATCCGGGGATTAGCATGGATCGCCAGCACGCGGGCGAGCTGGCTCTGCTTGGCGTTGACGAGGTCCTGCAGCTCGATCGCCGACAGCTCGTACTCGCCGACCGCCTCGCCCTCGACTAGCTCATTGGGGACCCAAACGATTGTGTTGTGCGGCAGGTTAGTCTTTTCGACCGGCAACGGCGTTACGTCAGCGAACTTCGGCCAGCTTTTGAGGTCGAGAGGCAGCGACCGTTTTCCCGCGCGGTCGAGTTGCCATAACTCGCGGGCGATCTCGCCGGCGCGGTAGGTCGTCGTCAGCAGCAGCACGATCGGCGATTCGGCGGTACCGACGTTGGTTGTCGCGTAGCGGCGGTACTCGGCGTGCTGACCGTCCGGGCCGATGTCGCCGACCGGGAAAATCTCATCAACCGCCGGCGTGGTGACGTACGCGCCGCGGTCGTTGCCCGTGATGACTTCCAGATACGCCTCGGCGGCCCAGGCGCACGTGACGGCGGCATCGAACAGCACGCGACGCAGGTTCGAACGCCGGTCGACGGCTTCGGCCGCCGCGGCGACCGCCGGGTCCTCGCTCGTGATCGACGGGTGTTCGCCGAAGAGCAGGTCGGCGCCCTTGCGGGTGATCAGCCCGAGCAGGTTGTATGGCACATAGACGCCTCGCTCCTTGCCGTCGACCATGAGCGTCGCCACCGGGAACTGCGTGCGACTTTCGCCGACGAAGTACTCGCGGTGCCGTCCGCGGAAGAGCAGTCGGTTCTGGCGGATGCGCTCGACACGCGCGTTCTCTTCGGGCGTCATGAAGCCGAAGCGGTCCGGGACCAGCGGCGACACGTAGCGCCGCAGGTCGTGCCAGACGATCTTGTCGGGAGACATCGCGTTCATCGGTCAGCAGCCCGCGGGCTTCCTCCCGCTGTGTGTGATGTGGCCCATCGGCTTCGCAGCCGCGCCGGCGAGCCGGGCAAGGCCGAGGGCGAAGGCGATGTCGCAGTGGCTCTCTTCCAGCAGCGGATTGACCGTCTCGCTGATTACGACGCGCTCGGAGCTGGCGTCACGCTGCAGGGCGTATACGTCAGTTGCGACGAGCTTGTGAGGGCCGTCCAGCGGCGGCAGCGTCTGCGTCGCGTCGTTGAACGCCGTCTTGATCGCGCTGGCGACTTCTAGTTTGCCCTTAGCGCTAAACGTGTGCGGCGTCCACCGTCCGGGGAACCGCTTGGCTAAGGTCTCGTTGCTCTCCATGCCCAGGCCCGTCGCGTCACCGAAGCCCGCTGACTGGCGCGACAGTGACATCACGTTGACCACCACGCCCCGCATGTACGCGAACTCGCAGTTGCGCATCGCGACCACCAAGGCCAGGTGGGCCGGCTGGTTGGCTCGCACGACATTGCAAGCGACCGCAGAGATGTCGCCCGTCCGCGCAACGTCCCAGCCGACGGCGAGGCGTTCGCCGCCAAGGAGGTCGGCGGTGATAGGCAACCTGTCGCCGTCTCGTTTGTCGTCGAGCCGGACGTAGCGGAATCGCCCGTGCGTCGAGACGAGCGACGCGGCGCGCTCGATCTCGGCCCACGTCACCAGGGCCATCGCATCGCCGCTGAACTTGCACTCGTACTCGCGCTCGAACCCGGCGGCGTCGCCGTAGAGCCTTTTGAACGTGTCGATGTCGGTCGGTTCGCCGTCGTTGTTGCGCAGGACAAAGCCGTCCTCGGCAATGCTCCGGTGGATGTCGCAGAAGTGGACGCTATAGGCGCGGGCGTCGTTGGCGAACAGCTCGTAGAACTTCGTCTGCTTTCCACGCGGCGTGCTGATCACGATGCACTGGAAGCCGCGCGTGGTCAGCGGGAACACGACGCGCCAGTGGTCGTAGCCGCCGTTGGGGAACAACCCGAACTCGGTGAAGATCACGTTGCCGGTCAAGCCGGCGAGGGTGTCGGGGTCGCGGCCGGGCAAGCTGACGACGCGGCCACCGCCGGGCAGGCGGATCTCGCGGGCAAGGAAGGTGAACCCCTGCTTGAGTTCCTTGTCGAACTGCCGCGACTCGAAGCTGCCCTCGTCGAAGTCGATCAACTTGCCGACGAACTCGGCGAACTGTTTTACCGCGTCGCGGCACTTGGCGAAGGTCGCGTCGGCCTGACGCTGCGTGAGGCTGACGATGTACCACGTCTGGTGCGTCCGCATGGCGTGGCGGATCGCTTTGTTCGCGGCCGTGAAGTCCTTGCCCTTCTGACGGTGCCATACGACGACGATCACGCGCGACTCGTCGTCCATAAGCCGGCGCTGGGACGGGTCGAAGCGCACGACGCTTGCCGGCGCCGGGCGGGTTTCGACAGCGGGCGCGGCCATCGGCCCGACCGTCGCCGCGGCGGCGGCGGCCATGCCCGCGATGATGTCCGTGATATTGCCCATCAGCCGAAGAACGCCTTGCTCGCCTGTTCGATCATTTCCGGGGTGATGACGACGCCGCTCTTGGCCTTGGACTTGAGTTG